AAACCTTCACAGATTTGAATAAAACGGTCTGCTAAGGTCGATTTTCCGTGGTCGATGTGCGCGATGATACTGAAATTGCGTATGTGCTTGAGATTATTAGACATTTTTTACTCTAGTTAAGCATTTTGTTGAAAATATGTACTCATATGTGTACTTATTTCAATGCAATGCTAAGAAAACGATGAAAACAATGCGAGGCATTATACAGCGAGTCCAGTGGAGTTGATAGTTTTCTTAACCACCTTACAGAAGCAACACAACACCTAAAACATAGCTGTTTGCCCACGCTTTTCAGGGACTTTTTCCCAGTTTCCGTATATAAGTTCAACACAGTCAGTGCGTTTATCGCTGCCACCAACTGTGTATTGATATTTAACTTCTACGACCGGCATTCCTTTGAACACTTTTCGAATATCTGGGTGGTCGTTAATCGATATGATCATCTTGCCTTGCATCGTTTTTGCGAGCTCGGCCATTTTTTCATATTGCTCAAAACCAAACGGTACGCCATAGCCTTCTGTTTCCCAATATGGAGGGTCGCAGTAAAACAAAGTACCAGGTCGATCGTATTTTTCGATGATGCGCGCCCAGTCGAGATTCTCGATTGTTGTGCTTGCGAGTCGAAAGTGTGCATCTGCTAGATCTTGCTCGAGCGTGAGCAGGTTAAACCGAGGACGACTTGTGGTTGAAGTGCCAAATGACTGACCTTCCACTTTACCGCCGAAAGCTTGCTTCTGCAGATACAAAAAACGTGCCGCGCGCTGTATATCCGTCATAGATTCGGGCGGCGTTTTCTTTAAGGTTTCCCATGTTTCACGACTCGAAAGCACCCACTTAAATTGCTTATATAACTCTTCTAGGTGATGCTTTACGACTCGATAAAGGTTTACAAGGTCACCGTTTACGTCGTTTAGAATCTCGACTTTAGACGGCTCTTTTAAGAAGAACAGCGCCGCCGCTCCACTGAATGGTTCCACGTATGTGGCATGATCAGGGAACAGCGGTATAAGGTGTTCAGCCAGTTTGCGCTTGCCGCCAATCCACGGAATGATGGGTTTTGCCATGATGTTTATCTCCAGTTAAGGCGCTCATGGCACTCTCATTTGTGTGTTTGCAACGTGGGCATTTAATTTCAAACATTTTAAAAACGCCTTTTGCTAGTAATTTATTGCATTTAATACAGCGTATATTTTGCATGTGAACCTACCATTAATTTCTGATAGACTCGCCCCGCCGCTGGCCAGCGGTGGGAAAGCCTTGGGTTGGTTCACGTAGCTTGCTTACGTGATCTGACGGCTCGTTGGGACTGATATTTCCTCTGAGTCGCTTTCTCATTACCCCTAATGGAGCCGTATGGCCTGTGTTCTCATAAACTGCAGGCACAAAAAAACCGCTTTCGCGGCCATCTATAAACTCTTGGGTATGCGGATTAAAGCGTTATTCCAAATCGATCCAGCGCACCCTGATCAATCATTTCATCATACTGGTAGTCTGGTTCGATAAAACCTTCATCACCGCTCTTTAGGTGTGTGTCGTAATCTTCTGGATACACCGCCGAATCATGGCGCACTGTTATTGTTGCAGCCTCAATGATTTGCTCTCTCGTCATTTGAGATACTGCCAAGTCTTCTCTTGTGTTCACTATTTTTGGATTGCCTCGCATACTTGTTTCTCCAGTGATGTAATTAAATTTCTGCTGTCAGCCCATTTTGCATGGCCTAGCCATGATGCCAAAAAACGCTTTAGCGCTTCTGTTTCGCCTTTTTCTACGAATCGTTTTATTTTCCTCTTTGCTGTTGTAACCGATTGTCGACGCATTAATTTATGCGTTGGCCAGATTCTGTAGCCGAGAAAGTTGACACCTTTGGATGCACTGCTTACTGACCATTTAGAAAACCACATCCCCATTTCGTCCATGCAAAACTTTTGCATCTTGACCTGCAGCGCTCGCATTTCTTTTTGCGACTTTCCCAGTATCACGATGTCATCCATGTATCTGAAAAAGTGTTTGTTTTTCGCTTCATGCAGCAGCCACTCGTCGATAATGGTGCCGTAAATATTCGCAAATAATTGGCTTGTAAGATTTCCGATCGGGATGCCTATACCAGTGCTTGGCACGTATTTTTCGATCAAGGAAAGCGTTTTTTCGCATGACACTTTTGCGCGAATTCTTTTGTGCAATACTGAGCGGTCTATGTTGTAAAAATAGCCTGCAAAGTCGGTTTTCAATACCCATAATTCACCGTCTTTTGATAAGCGGCGCATTGCCGCTTGGCAGGCAATCGTGCCTTTGTGCGTACCTCTTCCGGTTCTGCAGCCGTAACTTTGCGTATAAAATGTGCGTTCGAATATTGGCTCTATTACATTATTTATCGCATGCTGTACCACACGATCACGGAACGGTAGCGCGGATATCTGGCGGCGCTTTGGTTCGTAAATAATAAATTCTTTCGGCTTGCCAGGAATGTAAGACCCGTCAAGAATTGCGCTTGATAAACTGGCAATATTTGACTCTAGATAGTCCATAAATATCATGCCTCCGACGCTGTGTGGATTGCCTTTTCTGGCCTTATGAGCGGCGAGAAAAATATTCTCTTTGCTGGCGATCTGGCTTATTAAATTCTTGTATTTCTTACCCATAAATAGTGTGTTGCGTTCGGCTTTCGCTTGCGCTACTCGTCTACTACAAACCTCGTAAAGTATTCGCCGAAGCGGGTTAGTGCGGCTGACCATTTTTTAATGATCGCTTGAGTAGCCTTAACTATCTCAACGCTGTTAAATCAGTCACAGACACCGCGAGCAGAGATGTTATTGTTCGAGTTGCTAGGCGCGTTGTTCCAATTCGACACGAGAGCCCCGGTCGATGAGTTGTCCCAGTTGCCAGCAAAGATCGCTGCGATTCATCCACACTAACCTTTATTTATTTGGTTTTTCTTATCCACGCATTGAGCATGGCCCCTACTTCGCTGATTTTTATCAGCGCTATTTCATGTTGCCTTAAACTCATTATTCTGCGGTCGTTGTGTGTCGCAAATCGCATCAAATAGCGAATGTAAGCAAGCCCGGCATCGCAGGCATAAAGCCGCGACTTCTGACCGCTCTTACCCGCTTTCATGAATAACTCGACTTGCTCAAAAAGAGCATCAAGTAACTTATTCCTAAGTACTCCATGCTTTTTTGGTGCGTTTTGAACAATCGGATATATGTAGTTCGTGAGCTGATCAAATTTTTTAACAATGACCATCTGATCAGAACTAATAACGGCATCTCGATACTGCTGTTCCATTATTTAACTCGCTCCCGCTCGCCCTACAAAGACTCGAAGTGGTCACAGACACCGCGAGCAGAGATGTGATAGTACGAGTAGCTAGGCGCGCCGTCCCAATTCGACACGAGAGCCCCGGTCGATGAGTAGTCCCAGCTGCCAGCAAAGATCGCTGCGATGTCTGCATAACGATCGGCGCCCCATTGCCACATATGCCCAGAGACACCTTCGCACCCGATCAATGATCGCGCAGACGCATCAAATTTCGTTGTTACTGGGTCCGTTCCGGTTTTGTAGTTATCGACGCTGCCTGTCGCAAGAGCGATAAACTCTTGTTGAGTTGGCGGCCTTTTGCCAAACGCCGAGAGAGTTTTTACTGCGGTGTACCAGTCGAAATTGGCATATTGAGCAGTGCCATCCCCGCCCCAAAAACTTGGAATTTTTGGCGGGCTTGATCCATCTGCAATGGTGACGTTATAGGCACTTGTGCCGTTGATTTCTGGCGATGTATTTAGAAGGTAAATGTCTGCCCAAACACCCATAGGGGAGCGAGCCATTCCGCGGGGATTGCGCACATTGGGTTTGTATTTTAGATCCCAAATTGAATATTTGTTTATCTCACTATTTTGGTAATGAAACCCGCCAATTCGACGTGAGTTAAGTGCGGTATAACCGTCTGGAACGGTGTAATTCGCAGACACAACCAAACCCGCTGGCGTGGCGTATATCGCATAGTCGGTGCCGACTGTCATGGATGCTGGTAATGTAAGCGCTGTATCTTCATCATACGCATAGACCTCACCATTGACGTAAGCACTTAAGTCGGTATTTATTTTTAATGCCCCAGCATCCAGTTTAAACGCGGGCTCTGACACGATCGCTTTGTTAAAAAAGCCATTAAGACGAGCATCAAGTGCTGCCGCTGCTGTGGCGACGGCTTGAGTGTAGTTTGTGTTGATTGCAAGAATGGTGTCATTCAACTGCGTGTCGATTTCACCAATTTTTCCACTAACATTTTCCGTTAGCGACTGTACAGCAGTTGTTTGCTGTGTGGCGGCGTCTGTAGCGGCATTCAGTGCTACTACTGCGCTGTCTAATTCTGCACTCATGATGCTTCCTCTATTAGTCTTATGCGCTCTGATAGCTGCATATCGAATATTGATTGTTTAACAAGAACTGTTTGTGTTCGCATGACATCTACGGATTGTTGAAATGAGCTGGTATAAATCCCAGCAACCGCGCCATCTATTAACCCGCCCAAGCTGTCTTCGATGCCTTGCTTCCACGTTGCGACGTTCTCATTTATTTGATCAAGCCCGCCGAACGAATCCCAGACCTCTTGCGCTGAAAGCGAGACCGCCAACGTAGCGTCAGCAGCATCTTTTACCGCTTGAATTTCGGCCAATTTATCGCCAAAAGTAACGTTAGACGCTGCAATCAGCTCTTGAAATAACCGGCTTGACTTGCGAATGGATGGATAGCTAATCATTGTGTCATCAGGCAACAAGACAGATATGTCTTTGTCGTCTGCGACGAACTCTTTTAGCTTCGAGTTAACGTCCATTGCATAGGCATTAAGCGATTCAGTTTGCCTGATCGCTTCGTTTAAACGACTTGGGATAGGTACAATTGATGCCATTTCATTGGCGACAGCATCGAAGCGCCAAGCCTCGACGAGCGTTAATGTACACGCGCCATATTCATCTGCCGCTGTGCCTGATTTGATTTCTGCACGGGCAGAGCCGATATCAAGTGACCAGCCACCGAGCACAACGGACAAATCGTACCCGCCCGTCACAAATACGGTTTTGCTGCCATTTTCAACAGAGACTGAAGAAAGAATAATCCAAGACATATGCCCTACTTTTTAAATAAAAAAAGCGATCGCATTGATCGCCTTTTTGTTGGTTTTTTTTGATGCTCTATATAATTCCAGCACCCGATAATGCTTGCTTAATACTTAAAATATCGCGTTGATTCTTGCCAGTTCGGAGTGATACAAGCAAAGCTGATTCATCCAAATTTGACACTTCCTGCGTCAAATCCAGCGTAGACAAGTTGTTGATCGTATCGCCTATCGAATCCTTTAGCGTCGTTACAGAGTAATAAACCGCATAACCAACCCCAAACGCATCGTAAGCCGCCACCGCTAGGTAATACCGAGTTAACGGCAATAACCCATCCAACGTTATTGATAGGCTCTCCCCTTTGTATTTCTGATTTACATCCGTCATAACAATAGGATCAGAAGTCGATACCCACACAACAGTACCGCGTCGATTGGCACTACTAGAGAGCGACAACTTAATATTATCGACAGAGGGAATCATTTCGATTACTGGCGTAGCTGGCAAAGACCTATTGATAGTTAGAGTGGCGGCTGCACCTATTACGCTCGCAAGATTTACAGCGCTTACATTTATTTGAAAGTTTCGTGGGTAACCGATACTTTCAAAGTGGGCATTGGTTATTGTCGCTGTTTCTGTTATTGAGCTAATGTAAAGAACGGATGTACCGGCTACAATTATTTCAATACGATAGAAGCGAAGCGCGCCTTGTGCAATAACAGGCGCCCAAGATACGGTCAAATCAGCATCAAATACGCCAGATTGAGACAAGCCTTTTATCTGCGGAAGTGAAGGAATAGTAGAATCCCAAACAATGGAAGAAACCGTTGTTCCCGATATTTCGGATAGCCCTTTTACATCAGCACGATAATTGCCCGTTGGCAAATTAGGAATCTGCACATTGTTCGCGGTAATCTGATTGGACCATGCCAGAAGCCCAGTAACTGTATTATAAATATCAATTTTATAACGAGTAACAAACGCTGATGCCGAATCATCCCAACTTAAAACCCCTTGATAATCTGCATTGTAATCCACTTTTTCAAACGTCAGATTTGTCGGGGGCTGTATGTTATAAATACTTGGCAGTGTGGGTGTTTCGCCGCTTGTAATTTCAGTCTGATTGATCCAGCTGTAAATACTTGGATCGTATTCTTTTAGAGTAAAACTGTATTCACCGCTTGAGGTAATGGTTCGCTTAGTAACAGTAAATAAAAAAGAGCCTAAATTTGATGAATTCAATTCCACCACTTGACCTGGAAGCACTTTTCTAGCTGCTGGCAAAGCAGTAAGCGAGATAGACAGACCTTTGCGCGATTCGTACAAGTAGCGACGCCCATAATCCAACGCTTGGTACTTATTCGTGACCATATCCGCAGTAATGTCGGCGTGCTTTTCAATCCCGTTATCGTCTGCTAACAGCTGCTGATATTCAGAGTCATCCGTCGGATAAATCACGGTGTTTTCCTGCCAATTCAGGTCAGGATCAACAAATTTTACCGCAACTCGATTGTATTTGTTGCTCGCGCCAGATGAAGCAATGCTAATGTCACCCGAGATATTATCGGCATTAAATTCAAACGATGCGTAAACCGCTGAGCGTATAACAAGTCGATATTTGCCCTCGGAATACGGCAAACTGGCATGAGAATGCGCAAGCAGTGCTTTCATATTATCAAGGCGGCTTTTACCTGTATTAATCACCGCATTGATATCGACAGGCTTGTATGTGACGCCAGAACCAGCAAATGTTTCTGCTGTTCTGTCGGCTATATCGGCCGCCACTTTGAAAGACTCAAAATCGATTTCTTCGTCCGGAACGCGCTCACCAAATACACCATTGCGCATATAGAAAAGATTTACCAGCGCCGCGTTTGAGGAAAACTTAGTTTGCCCATCGCGTGGATCGTAAAGCAAGGCGCCATCGACCACCGCCGTTTGATTCGGCAGACTTGATATCTTTTCAGCGTTATAAGTGTAACGTGTTGCCGTGTAGGCCAAGCCCGTCAGCTTGTGTGCTGACGTCCATAAACTGCCAAGATTTGAAGAAAAAGACGCATCAACAGATTGCGACCAGCTACCAAAATGCCCGCACAAGCTGACATCAGGTGTTAATGAAATGCGAGATCCGTCACCAACGGTGTAGTTATCTGAGCCACCAATAGCGCTTACTTTTTCATCATTTATTTCAATATCGCGGATACCTTGGATTGGCCCTTCTGATAAAACCAATACGCTGTACAAATCCGCGTTCTTCTCACCCTGAGTATGAAGTAAAACACGGGCTCCACCCACTCTTCGAGTACCAACAACCACACTAATACTCGATGATGCGGCTGTTTTATTTAGTAACACACCTGTAGTGCTACTATCAGACGAAGAAAGAGACGAAGAAAGAGACGATATATCATAATCTGGGGCTTCCTGCTCTCTCAAACCCAGCACAACACCAATTGCCTTACCCGTATCCTCTACAACTTCAACAACATCTTTAACAGCGCGTTTAACTTCTCTAACAAGTTTACTAAAAAAGCCCATCACCGCCCCCACTTAATATTTTGTTTCTCTTTGCCTGCGTGTTCCATGCCTCTGTCACCCGGTGCATAAACCTGTTGACTAGCATTACTTGCAGTTCTGCCGCCAACGCTTTCCCAGTCAATAAAGTGACTCGAGCAAGAAAACTGGATGGTGTGTTCACCCTCTCCATCGTTTTCATCTTGCTCTGTCAAGCGACCGCGAAAGATCAAATCCACGTCAGTTTGCATACCTTCTTCATACCAAACGCGATAATAAGATATGGGTAGGTTTAGCCACTCACCAGATCTAACAAGCAAAACCAGTTCAGGCACACCCGCAAGCGTCACATCAAATGTGGTGGTATTTAGTTGGTTTTCTTCTGTCACATCGCCGATATCAATCAACAACGTTGAATCAGCTCGATACAGCTCTGTATTGAAGGTCACATCATGGCCATAGTCAGCCAGCAAAAGCGGCTCAGGGAAGCCGATTCGAATCAAATTGATAAAATCAGACATAATAAAAACCAAATAAAAGGCACAAAAAAACCCACGAAAGTGGGTTAGGAATGGGCATAAAAAACTCGCACAAAGCGAAATTTTAGAAATGATTGCGGACGCATAATAAAACCGCAGAATGGGTAACTTACCCCTGCTAACTTAGCGATTCAAGGATATTATTTGCAAAGCTTTTATATCGTAAGTTTTGTGTCTATTATTTGAGTACAGCAAACACAAAGGAATGATTCGTGAAAAAAACAGCCTTATTGATTTCAGCCATTTCTCTAACTGGTTGCGCTTCTATGACAGATGTAATGGACAGCGCAGCAGGAATGGGCAAAATCACCATAGAAACCAACAAATTTGATAACAGTAAAATTATTGCGCTTAGTCCAGATAAGCTCTATAACCCAGACGGTGGCTTTTCGTCGATAGATACTGAGCTTGGGGCAATATGGTCTAGCAGCACACCCAATTATGTGACCATCGTTTTAAACGATGAGGGCTCATCGAGCTATACAAGCTTTTCTTCATTATCAATTAATATTAATAACAGCATTAAAGAATATCAAACTGGATCAACTCAGTTTGATAATGGCGGATACAACCATCTAGTAAATTCAATATTTACTAATAGTAACGCTAGAATCTCCATCCCCTTAAGTGAGTTCAAAGCCATGCTAGCCTCAGAGAACTGCTTGCTAAAAATAAGCCGGAGCGAAGGATACGAGGTTGCAAGCTGCACAAAAGATCGCATACCAGGCGGCAAAAAAACTGCCATTCTGGGGTTTAGAAAAATATTAACCGCTATAGAAGAAAACGCTAAGTAAAAAAGCGTGGGCGTTCATCGTCCCACAATTGCTTAAACTTCGTTAGCTCCTTCCCTGTCACCACAGCGGTTACGAATTGCTTTAATCCGTGCTCTAAGTGCTGGAATTTCTTGCTTACTCCAAATCTTCCTCAAACTCATCGGTTAATTGGCTATTAACACGTTGTTGTTTCCATCCAGTGTCCTGCTTAGTGCGATAAACTCGCACTGTTGGGGCGGCATAATTAATGGTGTCAGCATTTAGCGCCTTGCGTAGCGGTGGTGTAAAGTACAAGGCGTCACCGTCCTGCACTACCACCATATACAACTTACTATGACCTGAAAAATTAAACACCCCCCCAGGGGAAAGCGCCCCACTTCCGCCAGAAAGTGGGGCCATTTTAGCGCCCGCCTCCACGGAACCAATAACCGATACAGTACCAGATACAGCAGGGTGTTCACTTACTAATGGCAAGCTAAGAACATCTGAGCCATGCATCCCTTGCATAGAAACCAACTTGGCATATAAGGCTTGCGCCTCACTGTTTTTCATTTTCACCCACGTCACGCTTATGCGCCAATATTGACGCATGAGAGATCGGGTATAACGTAGACCCGAACGAGACACGGTTTGCATGGACGGATCGATGCTTTTTAACTCAACTGAGCTAATTCTGCTTTGTATCATTATGCCCTCACGTTCGGAAGACGCCCCGAGTTCTGTTTCGCATACTTTCCAACTGCACCAATTGTTGCGCTTCTAAAAGCAGCCGAATTGGCAAACTGGGTTAATGCTTGGTTAATTTGTTGGCCAACATCAGACGCCAGTGCCTCTTTGTTATCGAACTGACCACCATCAATATAAATACTAATACCGCCAACATTCAGCGAATTGGACGAAGAGGATGAAGACGCCAAAGAACCAGATTCATACACAGTACCAAGGTTATTGCGATGCCTCGGGTCGTCTGCTGTCAAAACTTCCTCACCACGCATCAAAGTAGCGTTTATTTCGCCGCTTTTGAGCTTAGCGCCATAGCCGTCTGATTCCTGACCAGCGATACCACCCGTATGATAAGACTGATTTTTTACATTTGAAATTTGCTCGGCACCGTAGGCAACCACAACGGCCGCAGCAGCGGCACCAAGAAATGGACCAACATATGGGATACCAGCAAGCGCGTCATACGCCTTCATCGCGCCTTCATATGTAGCAAGACCTATGTTATAAATCGCGGCCGCTTTCCCGATCGCCGCAAGTGTTTTATTCTGGCTGTCTGCCATACTCACAAAAATATTAGCAAAATCGCGCTGAGCATTAATTCTTGCCTGCTGCTCGGCTTTCTGTATTTCGGTTAATCTTTTCTCGTGAGTCTGTTTTGCATTTTGTGTAGTTTTCTCGTATTTCGTTTGGTTTTGCTTTGACCATGCATTTTCATCGATTAGCGCCTGACGCTCTTTCGCCATGCGCTCTTGCGTCTTTTGAAAGCGCAAGTCTTCGTTGTCTGCAGCTGATAAAAACGCCTGATTATATTGGTCGTCAATTGTCTGAAAGTATGCCATTGAGCGTTCTTTCTGACGATCTAACCGCTCTTGATCACGACGTGCCGCATCATCTTTGGTAACTTGCTCGGCTATCACTTTGGCGTTTAATGCGCCTAGTTCTTTGTCATACTGATCTTCCAGTTTTAATTGGTAATCAAGACGAAGTGCGGCAAGATTAACGTAGCCGCGACGCTTTACTTCTTCTTCTGACAAGGTTAACGCTTGGATTTGGCTAAGCTGGTTAACGTAGCCGTCAGAGAGTTTTTGTTCTTCGCTGGCCATGGTTGCATCAATTGATGTAAGCGCTTTAACTCCCGCTGCTTCACGGGTTCTACGCATATCATCAGC